CCGTGCCCGCCGTTTCGCGTTCCAGATCCCGCACGGTAGCGGGGCGGATACTGACCGCCCACGTCGGGGGCTCCAGATCCGCCCATGTTTCCGTAAAGCCCCCTTCGCCGTCGGGCTCCGCGGGCCCCGGCGCTTGAAACCGCGCGACGTGCCGATACGCTCCGATCCCCATGGCTTACGCGAGCGCGGGATCCCGGGCGCGACGGAGCACATTACCGATCGACTCCCACACACGCACGTCGTTATCGTTGCCCGGGCCGAATTCGTCGCCCCGATGCTCATACAAATGCGCGGTCAGTAGGAGCACGGCCGCCACGACAAACCGGGGCGCGGTTCCGGGCTCCCACGTCGGATCGTTCCGATCCTTCAGGTAATCGCGGATCGTGTCGCTCGCATCGGTCATTTTTTGCGTGACGTCGGCATCGTGATCCGTGTCGAAGATCCGCAAATGCGTTTTGGCATCGTCGAGCGTCACGAGCACGGGATCGGGCATTACTTCCCATCCCTTCCGCGTTTGACCGCGAGTGTCCACGCGGGCGATCCGTCGCCCGGGCGCGTGGTCGTTTCGGCGTTGCAATGCCAGAGCGATCCCGCCCACGTCACGCAATCGCCCGTGTCGTAAACCTTGCCGACGACATACACGCCCCGATAGAGCATCATCGGCACGCGGATCACGCTTTCGACGGAAATCCCGCCGTCGGCCCGTGTCCATGTAAACGTGATCGATCGTTCCCCGTCGTATTTCACGGCGTAATCGTCGAAACCCAGGCCGTCGACGCCCGGGGGCCCAGGCGGCCCGGGCACGGGCTCGCGGGCTTCCACGACGGCGATCCGCTCGCGGAGCGTGGCCACGGCCAGATCCGCGGCCGCGGTTTCCATCGCGCGCACGCGCAACACGAGCGGGGCGATCGCCGCTTTCACAACCGTTTCCACGACGTCGGCTAACGCCATCGCGTCGGACGTGTCAGACGGCATCGGCAAGCCCCCCCCAATCTTTCCGGAGCAACGCGAGCGCGAGCGCGGCATACACGCCCGACTTATCGACGGGCGGATCGGCGGGCTCGTCGTCGTCGACGACGGCGGGCACGGCCGCGGGGGCGGGCGTCGGTTTCGCAAACGGTTGATCGCGGTCGCGATCCGCGAGTGCCGACAGCGAGTAATTCTGTTGCTGCATATACGGCGTGTCGCCCCCCTTCACGGAGCCCAGGCCAAAGTATTTTTTGCGGGCTTCATCGGGCGACAGGGCCCCGGATCCGATCGAGTCGGCCGCGGCCTTCGTTTTGGTAGCCGTGTCCATCCAAATCAGATCGTCGACGTCGAATTCCGTTCCGTAAGTCGTGCCGTCGAGCCCGAGCCCTTCATCGAGCGAAAGCTCAAACGACGTCAACAAGCTTTGTATGCACTGGCTGTAATACTGCTGTAGCAAGGGCTCCACGTTGGCGAATTGCGGCATCGGGCCGATCCCCGCCATAAACGCGGGCACGTGGAAGCATGAGCACACGGTTTCCGCGCTCCACTTCAATTGCTCGATCAATTGCGCATCGGCCGCGTTGACCGTCATGGCTTCGTATTTCAGGCCGTCGCCTAGGACCGCCACCTTGCCGACGTTGGCCCCTGAAAAATTGCTATCCCAATACGCTTTCAATCGTTGGGCCGTTTCGTCGGCAATCGCGCCCGGGGCCGTGAGCACGCCCCCCGGATGCGATCCCGTCGCGAAAAATTGATTGCTGCTTTGTTGAATGGTGAGCCCTTGCAAGGCCGACAGGCCGCACGCATACAGCGGGGTTACGCCGATCAACGGATGGAATAGCGCCACCATTAGATCGTGAATAATCTCGCTCGCGGGCACGACGATCGCCCCGTTGGGCGTCACGGTATCCGCGCCCAGGGCGGCCAGATCATCACGCCGTAATTCGTAATAGACGGCCCCGTCGGGCGCGACGAGCGGGGTTACGCGCGACGGATCGAGCACATACAACGCTTTGACCACGCCGCGGCCGTCGCGCTCTTTCAACACATAGGCATTGCCGTGCACGAGCTTGGACGTAATCCATTGCTCAACAAACTTGAGGATCGTTTGGTAACGATTGGGCTTGCGGAGCACGGGGGAAAACGCGGGGTTATGGGTTTCTTTCCAAATCCCTTCGTCGTCGACTTCCACGAGCCGTAAACGCAATTTTGCGACGTCGGCCGCGATCAACGTCACGCACGAGAACACGGCAAAGTAACTGAGCGCGGTATCCGGCCTGATCTCGTCGTTCATCTGCCACGCGCCCATATAGGGCTCGCGGATGATTGGCCATCCGTTGCGGCCGCTCGTGGGATCGAGCGGGCGCAACGCGGGGGCCGTGCGGGCGATCAATTCAAATCGGCCAATTTGTAAACGCATGGAAGGCAACGGGCCCCCGAGCGCGGGGGCCCTTGGCTTGAGTGATGACCCTTACGCGGGCGCGGCGATCACGGTGTAATCCGCGCCCGTGACAATCCCGACGCCTTCGTCACGGCCCCGCTTCCAATTGATGAAGCGTTCCGCGCGCAAGCCCACCAGGTTGTTTTGCCAGAGCGAGACATACACGGTCGTCGCGTCGGCCGGATTCATGGGCGCGCTATCCATCTGCACGCTCGCTTCCCGCGACACGTCGATCGACACGCCCCCATCATCCGCATAGAGCACGGCCGACGGTTGCAACGCAATTACCCATCCGTTGGCGGTATTGCTCGTGATGATCTGCAACCCGTTGACGCTCCCGCCATTGATCCCGACATTGGGGAACGTGCGCACGCCGTTGGCGTCTTTTTGAAACGACAACCCGAGCGCGTTGGTTTCGCTCAAAATCACCGTGACGCCCGACAGGGGGATATTTGCGGCCGTCATAGCCGACAGCAAGGCCATGAAATCGGCCGTGGGATCGCCCGTGCTTGGGATCGCCGTGAGCCCGTTGGTAATACTCGCGGGATGCACGTTTGCGACGGGGCCGACGGCGGGATCGATGAATTGCTGATCGAGAAATTGCGCGATGCCCGCGATCATGTCGGCCCGCACGATCGCTTCCGCGGATGGGCTCGACGATCGCACTAATTCTTCCGTAAGGATGATGATCCCCGCGGCCTTGCTCATATCAAGCTTGGCCGTGCCAAACCCGAGCTTTGTGACGGGCTTGGGGGCCGCTTGGCCAACCCATCCATACGATCCGCCCGCCGTTTGCACGGGCACGGATGCATTGAAGGGCACGCGACGAAGGCCGCCGATCTTCCCCAGGATCGTGGCGGGGCGCAGCAATTCCAGAAATTCCGACGCGATATTCTGCGATGCCACGAGCGCGCCCGCCCAGGCGGGATTGACGGTATCGCCCGGAGCGACGGCCGCTTTGAGAAAGAGCCCCACTTCGGGCGTCTCGCGATCCCATCGTTTCGCGTATTCAACCGCTTCCATACGGTTGCCGTGCGTAGCCAAGATCGCCATCGCGGCCCGGGTAAATGCCGTGCCTGGGGGAAGCTGTGACTTAACGCGCACGACGGGATCGGAGCCCGCGGGCGTGCCCCCGTTGGGGCTCGTGATCCGCGTGGCGTTGGCCGTCTGGAATTTTTCCAGATCCCGCGCGCGGGTAATGTGGCCGTCGAGCGTTTTTACGTCGATGCTCAGGCCGTCGTATTCTTCCGTCTGGGCCGCGTCGAGCGTGGCCGCATCGTTGCCCGCGGTTTCCATAATCGCGGCCATGCGGGCGACTTTCGCCGCGCGCGTGTTTTCAAATTGCTGTATTTGTTCGTGCGTGGTCATGGGATGCGCGGCCTTTGTGCCCGCGCGAGCGATCGAGCGTGGATCCGGATCGCCGGATGAGGTATAGCCAAACGCGGCTAAATACGGAGCGTCTAAACTTTTGACGGTTTGGATCGTCGCGTGCATATTCGCGGGCACGGTCACGAGCGATAATTCACAAATTTCCGTCGCGCTGAAATGCGCGCCCCCGCTCGCCAAGCGTTTGATCCCGCCGTTCAAAATCCGATAGCCAATCGATACGCCCGTGAGCAAGCCCGCTTTGATGCTCTGCCACGCTTCATCGACACGATCGCGGAGCGGCCCGGGCTCGTCGATCGTCGGGATCGTGGCATCAAAGGCAATGCCCGCGGCCGTGGCGGGATGTAATCGCACCGTGCCGATCGGCCGTTCTTTGTCGTGATGGAGTAGGAGCGGGATCGGGTTGGTAAACGTCGCGCCAAACGGATCGATCACGTCGCCCGCCCGATCGGGCGTCGGCGTGGTCGCAATCCCAGAAATCCGCCGTGCGGCGGGCTCGACGGATTTAATTTCTATGATCGCGTGGCCGTGATGCAGCAAGGCTCCGCGAGTGTCGCCCGGGCGGGTTACGCGGGCCTATTTTTGATTTCTTTTATTCCAGAATTACGCAACGCGCGGCGGATCACGTCGGGCACGGATACGCGCTCGACGTGGGCCCGGGCGCAATACCGATCGTAATCACGCGACGGCAAGCGGAGCGACACGACGACGGAACGATCGGCCGCGTCGAGTGACGGCCGCCCGGGTTTGCGTGCCATAGTTACGGCCCCCCCATGATGATCATTTGATACGCGGGCGGGGGCGTGCGATCCGCCCGTTCCATCGCGTCGATCGCCATAATCAGCGCATAGCCCCCGTCGATGCGTTCCGTCGATAACTCTTTCGACGGTTTGATATTGCCCGCCGCGTCGGTTTCCACGGAGAGATTGCTAATATTCCAGCGTAAAACGGCGTGCCCGTCGTGTCGGAGTCGGCGCGTAAGGATCGCACTTTCAAACGATTTCGACGGGGCCGACAGCGATGCAAACCCTTGGCGGATTTTCACGCACGGCAACCCGTCTTGTTTTTCGAGTCGGTTAATTAGATCCGTCGCGTTCCACGGATCGTAAGCCACCATGCGCACGTCGTAAGCTTCATCCCAGGCCAATAAATGCGCGCGGACGTGATCGTAGTCGACGACGGGCCCGGGCGTCGGCGTGAGTAAGCCCGCTTTGGCCCATTGATCGTAAGGCACGCGATCGCGCGCGACACGGGCCGCGATGCGATCGGCGGGCACGAAAAAATGCGGGAGCACGGCAAACGCATCCCCATCGGGGAATACCGCCACGGCCGCGGTTAGATCCGTCGTCGTCGACAAGTCGAGCCCGATAAAGCACGGGCGGCCGCGGAGCGCGACGGGATCGATCGGCGTTTGGCACGCATCCCAGGCCGCGAGCGCGATCCAGCGGGCCGCTTGCTCAGTC